GATATGATGTCCGCGTGATGACGGTCATCCTATGTATGACCTAGGATTACGCGGGTATCTTACTTGATACAGTATATATCATAAACATATAGACATGTGTCACGCTAAATGGGGGCTGTTTTATAAGTAACACAACTTTCATTTATACAAGAACCTTGCGTTTAACAACTATCCGACAATTACGCCGGCATCTACGGTTTTATAAACCTTTATTCCGGCGTATTCTGGATGTTAATATCAGGCTTTTAAAGAAATGTGTCAAAGGTTTGAGTATAAAATCAAAAGTAAACATTATGAAAAATATTTATCAAGAATCAATACAGGCTGTAGAGAACGGAACCAAGTTTAAAGTAGATTTTAAAACACGAAGTTTCAAACTTAATGGCCAATATATTATACAGAATTCGCAGTATGAGGGAAACTTAGGTGTGGAATTATGCGCTTCTCTTGATGAGTTTCTGTCTAATGTAGAGCATTTATATACTCGATATAAACATTCTATTCCATCAACAATGAGTGAATGTAAAAACCGAAAATACTTTAAAGCTTTGTCTGATAAAGATTTGGAGGATGAAGACATGTTGTTTGGAGTTGGTCGAGATATAGCACAAGTCGAATTGGAATTATACATTCTCTGTCAAATAATATTGGGTATAGGTTGGGATGCTAATAAAATGGGTAAATGGTTTTGGCAAAGCAACAAAGATAGAGATTTAGTAATTCTCAAAAACTGGGTTACAGTAGAGAAATAAATAATCAGACTAAAAATTAAATTATTAATAAGTTATGAAACAGTTAAAATTTGAATGTCCTGAGTGTGGTACCGAGTTTACGCTTACAGCTAATCAAACCAAAGCTAAGGAGCGTATTGAAGCTCTAAAGAAAGCCGGTGTTGATGTTAGTGAGCTTTTTGCAATGCAAAGTGCAGATGGTTTGGAGTTTATAGCCTCAAAAAGAGATGGTGTCATTAGTATCTTGGAAGAAGATGATCCAATCTTCCAGGCCATTATAATTCAAGGCACAATTCCTAATCGCCAATTATTCAGACGTTGGGTAATGGCACAGATGTTCCGCATAATTTATATAGCCACCAATACCCACGGTGCTTATAAGCCGATTGGAGTTTCAGAGGTGATTCATAGTATGGGATATGAATATCAGTGGAAGATGTTAAATAACGAGTTGTACGCCCAGCACAAAATGATGCAGAATGGTGATGTTGATAATTTCAGAGATCGAAATCGCTGGTTCAACAAAAGAGTGGTATTAGATATGGCAAAGGACTATATCGAGAAACTCAAAAAGAGATTTGATGAGTTGAAATTAAGAAAATGTAAAGGGATACCGTATAAACGCATAAATGGTCAAAATATTTTCGTGGATGATTTTGATAAAAAAGTAATCAAGCCATTGTTATTTGCAGTACATAAAATACAACATTCCGAAAACACTTATGAACTTTGGCATTCGGTGCAGGAGTTCAATAAAAGGCGTATCAAAATGCATTGGGATACTCCTCAAAATGCAGCATGGCTAGATGCTTACAAAGGATCTGGAGCGTTCTTTACGATGCAGAACATGATTCGTTTTCATAATTGTGTTATCATAGATGACAATGGAAAAACATTAGGTAAAAACGCGTCCCTTGCCTTTTTGAATAAGAAGGCAAAGTTGTATGAGAATAGAGAAGGTTGGCGTTTGATTGGTATGTTGAAGAAAATGCTAGATGACAACAACATTGATGTGGTTGCTAAAATGAAGGAATGGCGTAAATAACTTAATCAAGGCAGTTTTCATAAACCAGTTTAGGTGCATTGCCTCTGGTTTATGAAAATAAAATTAGAAAGATTGATTATGAGAAACGATATAATATTCAAACGTTCCGTCCAATTTCGGGACGAAAATAAAAACAGTTGGACTGTAGATTTTGAGGTTTATAAGGAAGAATCTACTCGTATAAACCGTGAAACATTGCAAAAATTTAAACAAAGTTTCAGTGTTTCGGTATGTGGAGCTGGAGGTATGGGTGCCGGGCAATGCTACGATCATATAATTCCTCGTACAGAAGGACAAAAGAAACTTCTGGAATTTTGGAACAAATATCATCTAGGTGGTATGTCTGGCGGTACGATTCGTCAAGATGAATATTTAAACGGCGAGCAATATGTTAACGACTACAATTACTTTGTGGAGTTGTTTAAAACATATAATGAGCATTACCGTGAACAGTTTGATGATATTTCTTTTCAGATTATTGTTAAGAATTTTAATATTAGTGACGCGGCTATAATACAGGTGAGAAATGTGCTTTATGAGAAAATGAGGAATAATCCCATTCAATATATCCTTGGATTGTCAAACAAATACTTCCATACATCTTCAGATTACAACGTAAAATGTTTCTTTCTTGCTATAAAAGGCTTATATGTAGATAATGGATATAAATATGGTAATGGCTGGTTATCCAGTCCGCTTCCAGATAATATTGAAGAGATTATAAATAATATTTGTGATCTTGTTGAAGAAGAAGAGACTGCGTTAACAGAAGAACTGGAAGCAGTTTTTGACATGGGTGAAAAAGGGTTTGTTGCCACAGAAGAAATTATCCAGCAAGTAATGGATTTACGTGAATGTGACGAAGATGAAGCAAAACGCTTCGTAGCTTTGGGAGTACATTTAGGATGTACATTCGGTGATTTGAATGATACATTTGAAGAATGTTCCTATGGTGAACAACTATACTGTGCAAATGGTATTGATTATTATATTGGCACAGAAGATGAACTGACCAATATAGCTAGTGATAGAGTACATAATGATGATGAATACGCGTATTTATGGCGTGAAGCTGTGGCGGCTCAAAGAACTACCGATTCGTTGAGTGATTGGTTGAATTCAATCATAAGTGAGGATGGTTGGTGCTCGGTACTTAATTCTTGGGATGGACGGTATGAAGAATATAAGATTGCTGAGGAATATATTTGTGTTTGTAGGTCATAAATTGTCATGGAATACATGCTTGTTACGGACAAGGTGAAATCAGTGGCAATAAACGATGATTAATATGGGACATAAAAAGACGATTGATTATTGGAGACACCCAACCAAAAGGGAAATCAAGTTCGGTGAGGGAGCTATTCATTGGTTAACAGTGGATATTGAAAAAGTTCAGAAGCCAGACGGAAGTTTGAAGAAATGGTTTATTCATACAGACGGACTAAGGTACAATCGACCATAGTTAAAGTGATGTCTGTAAAGCAAAGGCTGTTCTAACAAAATAGAGCAGCCTTTTGTGTTAAACAATGGTTAAAGTGGACAACTATTCACACCATATAAAACAATAAAATCTATTCACATTAAAACAGTAATAAATATGCCATTGAAAATTGAGAATATCAAGTTGGCAGGAACCAAGTTTGATGGTCGCGCTAAGTTGTCCCCAGAACAACGTCAGGCTATTCAAATTTTGGCCCGTGAAGGATATAGCCAAAGAAGGTTGGCTGCTATGTTCAATGTTAGCAAGCGGCTTATACAATCTATACTATCTCCTCCTGTTCGCAAGCACTCTAAACAATATCCAACAGAATATTGGACAGAGTTAAAACGGAAGTGTCGAAAAAAGAAAATTGATTTATATAAAAATGGAAAGATCAAGTTTAATAACAAGCTGAAAAATAAATGAAACGCAAGCGTATCAAGTATGTAGCTAACATTGATTTTGGCTATCGTTCAATTACTGATGCAAAGCAATATATAAAAATATTCTTGAAATCGCTTCTTTCGCAAATAGGGTTACAACTAGGAATAGACTATATCGTAACAGCTAATCATTTGCGAATTAGACATGTGAAAAATATTACAGGAAAAATAACTACCACACTTAAAGAGATATTCCCAGTATTCAATTTTTATTGGAAGACTCCAAGACTATTGGTGTGGTTCTAGAATCAATATTAATAATAATTTACAAGTATGGAAAAGCATTCTATTTCGGTTTTAGGAGCCGACAAGAAACAGTATGAAATCGCAGATTTCAGAGCAAGAGGTATGAATTATACTAATGCTATTGGCATTATCGTAACAACAGAATTTATGAGCCGTATTTTGGCGTTTGACACCTGGCAAGAACGATGGGGAAACACCGATAGGGTCTTGACTGAAGAACAGAATGAATCCGTTGCCATGCAAACTTTCTCCGGTTTGGACCTAACCAAACGTATTGTAGAAGGACAGGCTGGTATTGACGGAATGACTGCTGCCAAACGTTGTTGGAACTATCAAAAAGGTGGCTTCCAGTGGTATTTGCCTTGTTTGATGGAGCTAGGAGTTCTTTGCGCATATCGTGATGAGATAAACAAAGCAATGAAAGAAATTGGATGTCCCGATGAATGTTTACTTCCTACAGAAGATTCTGATGAAACTTGGGTTTGGAGTAGCAGTGAGTACAGTCAGAACTACAGCTGGCTCGTGAACTTTAGTAATGGCGGCTTCGACAGCTACAACAAGTGCAACAGTACCATGGTGAGAGCGGTTGCAGCATTTCAGCCTTCGCCGAGCCTGTTGACAGGCGAGGCAAAAAGTAACGATTGTCTGCATAGTGACGAAGCTCTTATAAACATGTTACGTGAACGTGGTTATAAAGGCGAATTGACTAAGACCTTGACTATTTAATATTATCGCCACCCATATTTGATATGGTATGGGTGGCAAAATATTCTTTAACAGCATGGAAACATTTGAAAAGATTATAGAACAATACACACAAAGCGAAGTGTGTATGGGAGAATTGTTAGCTAATATTTCGGCAGATGGCATGTCTATTGAAGACGCTTTTGAATTGTATATAAAAGCTATGAATTATGCTGAAAAAGATGAATTTTATCAATTAGCTGACAGAGAAGTGAAATTATTAACAGCTAAGAATGAAGATGACAAACAGCCATTAAAACAACTGTTAGATTCGCTAAGCATATCTTGATATAATTGAATATGAATAAATACTATTTTGTAAATATAGGTGCGGAGGTAATATGGCATCCTGTAAATAGTGACGAGAAGAAAGTTATGCAAGTGTGCACCTCTGCTCCTCATCCGGTTGAAAATGACACATTAGTTTCTCTAATTTTTTCTGATAAAAAGGGGAACGTAAAAGTAAAGGCCGTCGAATTAACTCCAAAATTGACTGACTTCAATCAAGGGTACTGGTGTGCACTTCAAGATGCAGTAAGTAATGGTGCCTCTGATACGGTTATTCAGGAAATGCTACGCAGTGCCGGATTTACATACTGGGAATGTTACTGGCATATACAAAATTCTGATTTTCAGTCAGAAAAAATATGGTCGATTATTCGTGGAATGTTTTGCCAAAATCCAGATTATATTGATTGGAATGGTGCTGATTATCCAATAAAAACGGTAGTAATCTTTGAAAATACTCCTGATGAAGAAAAGGTGACTGTATCTATCGAGCGATTAGCGCGACAATTATTAGATGATATGGGTAATTGGAGTACACGAGAAGCAGAATCTGTAGATGAACAGATTTATTTCTATCTGGATGAAGAGACCTTTAACATGCCTGATGAAGATATTGTAGAATACTTGAAAAAACAATGAAATTACTTTATATAGATTTATTTTGTGGTGCCGGTGGAACCAGCACAGGGGTAGAAAAAGCCCGTTTAGAGAACGAACAATGCGCTAAGGTAATAGCATGTGTAAATCATGATAAAAATGCGATTGCAAGTCATGCTGCTAATCATCCGGACGCTCTTCATTTTACAGAAGATATTCGTACACTAAATTTATCTCCTTTAGTTTCCCACCTACAAAAATGCAGAGCTGAATATCCTGAAGCATTGATAGTTTTATGGGCTTCGTTGGAATGTACTAACTTCTCGAAGGCTAAAGGTGGTCAACCACGAGATGCAGATAGTAGAACACTTGCAGAGCACTTGTTTCGGTATATTGAGGCTATTAACCCAGACTATATTCAAATTGAGAATGTAGAAGAGTTTATGTCATGGGGAGATTTGGATGAGTATGGTAAACCCATTAGTCGTGATAAAGGTAAATCTTATTTGAGATGGTTGGATAACGTAAGGTCTTATGGCTACAAATTTGAATATAAAATATTAAATTCAGCAGACTATGGAGCTTACACTTCCAGGAAGAGATTTTTCGGAATATTTGCGAAAGGGAGTTTACCTATTGTTTTTCCGGAGCAAACCCATTCTAAAAAGCCAGACCAAAAATTAAAGAACTGGAAGGCAGTACGAGATGTGTTAGACTTTGATGATGAAGGAAAAAGTATTTTTGGTCGCAAAACACCTTTAGTAGATTCTTCTTTATTAAGAATTTATGCAGGACTTATTAAGTTTGTAGCAGGTGGAAAAGATGCCTTCATGGTTAAGTATAACTCAATGAGTAAAGCTGGAAAGTACAATGCTCCGGGAGTTGATGATCCATGTCCAGTAATATCTACTCAAAATCGACTTGGGGTTGCTTGCATAAATCGTTTAAATATCCTAACCGGAAAAGCATTTATTTCTGTTCATTATGGAAATGGATTTTGTAAATCTGTAGATGAACCAGCACCAACCGTAACAACAAAAGACCGATTTTCATTAATTTCTTCTGTATTTATTGACCAACAATACGGGAACAGTAAGCCTTCTTCGCTGGATAAACCACTAGGCTGTATCACTGTTAATCCCAAATATAGTCTTGTAAGCTGTAAACCTTGGATTTTAGATACAAATTTTAAAAATGTCGGCACAAGTATAAATCAACCGGCACCAGTAATTACTGCAAACCGTAAATGGCATTACTTGATGAATCCTCAATTCAATTCTGCTGGCGGATCAGTAGATAAACCTTGTTTTACGTTAATTGCTAGAATGGATAAGATGCCACCATATTTAATTGAAGCATCTAGAGAGGGAGATCTACCTAGCTTTATTAAGATGTTTTCAGGAGGACTGGTATATGAGATATACGACACAGATACCGATGTAATGAAAAAAATAAAGGAATTCATGGCCATGTACGGAATTTCCGATATAAAAATGAGAATGCTAACGATTCCAGAGTTGAAACGTATTATGGGATTCCCGGAAGATTATATGCTAATAGGAACAAAAGCAGAACAGAAAAAGTATATAGGCAATGCTGTAGAAGTTAATATGGCACGAGTTCTTTGTGAGGCATTATGTAAAATATTAGTAACAACGCAACGTAAGGTTGCATAATTTAACAACAATAATATGGAAAATTTAAAATTTAATGTTGGGGATAATGTGAAAATTGTCTCTAATGATTTGCAACCGGCAATGGTTGGTAAAATTGGTCGAGTAAAGAAAGTGTATCCGTCATTTTCTGAAGATTCAGATAACAATATTCAGCCTTCTTACTTTTATCGCGTTGAAGTTGGAGGAGCTGTTTTAAAAGGAATTGCAGCAAGCAGTGATCTGGAAAAAGTATAGAAAAATGATATGAAAAAATACCGAGTGACGATTGACCTGGATGCTTTTGAAATAGTGGTTTCGGCTAATAATAAAGCCGAAGCCAAAAGAAAAGCTATCGAGAGACTTCAAAGAAAGAAGATCACTTCCCTGATTCGTAAATCTTGGCCTGACAATAAGAAAGAGGTGTATGTTGATGAGGAATAATTTGAGAATCAAAAGGAGATATGAGCAAAGATAATATTACAGAGCCTGTGAATACATGGGATAATTTCTATCAAAGTCGTGTCTGTAACGACAGTTATGTGAATGTCTTTTGTAAAAAATATAACCGGTTTATAGAAGAAATAATTATCAATATACAACAAATATCCTACGACCTGAAAGCACCCCTTATCTTAAAGGAGGAAGGATGTGGAATAGGTACTGTAAGCCTTGCTATTTCGCAAATAGGAGAGAGGTTGTTTAATTATTTTGGATTAACAGGTGCTTCTGATGCAAAGAAAATTTCAAAAGTTATCTTCTCTGACATCAATATTCCTATGTTGGAGCTATGTTGCAAGAACACACTCTCAATATCCACGGATAATTACTTAGGAAAAGTCCCATTGTTTTATGTTAAAGAGAATATTTGTGAACCTAAGTTTTTTGAATCATCTACAGTAGTGGTAACACATGGGGTCTTGGAACATTTTTCTGATGTAGATATAACAAGAATCATGTCAACATATAACAATGATAAGGTTTTGTTTCAAGCTCATTATGTTCCAACTAGCCAATACACGTCCCCTTCTTTTGGAGACGAACGTTTGCTGCCTACAGATTACTGGATCACATTAGTAAAACCGGATTATTATCTTCTTGATAATAATGGTAAAGATTTGTATATGTTTAAAACTAAACCGGCACCGACAAGAAGATAAGAGAGTCTATAAATGATAAATTTTGAGAACATGGCAACTAATGTTAATAATGCGGAAAGATTAAGAAGTTATTTTCTTTCTCACAAACAAAGGGAAAATATTATCAATGTATGTAGAGCACGCCCAAATTGGGACGGTTGTGACTATTGTGACTTATATTCAGGTTCAGGGCTTCCATGTTGGAAGCAAGATGATAAACATAATTGTTGCAAATTAGAGGAAGTCAAAACAAAAAACAAGAATGTATGAAAGAAAAATCAGAAACAAAAGATTTAGCAATGACACCTAAAGAACAGGAAATGGATTTGCGTAGATGGTGTGTGGAAGTATCGGTGAAAATCTGTGATAAAGAATCCATCATTGAAGTTGCCGAAAAACTGTACAAATGGATTACACAATAGAAAATGACGTAAAGTCAGGTAGCAATAGTTGTGCACGCCCTGACTTTAAACATTAGTCTAATTCAAAAACAACATGTCCTTTACCAGCAGCAGCTATGTTAATTAGCTCTGATGTTAATTTGCATCCTGCATTGGTACAAATGAGAGTTACGTTATTCTTTGACGCAGCCATAGCAATGTTGATTAGTTCTGAAGTTAGTTTTGATTTACAGTTAATCTTTACACTTCCACCTGCGTTGAGGATGTTGATAATTTCACTAGTTAATTTCATAAACAATAATTTTTTAAATTCGACAGTTGTAAAAGTAGTAATAAAAAACAAAGGGCGCATCCATTTCAGCAATAATTTTAAAATTCGACACTTTATTTTTATTAGGGTGTGCTCTTTAACTAATAAATGTATAGAAATGAAGATAAGAATAGGAAAATCTTTTGATAAAGAAACAAATGAAGTCTTTTATCAGCTACAATTTAAATTGGATGGAGAACGGACCTATAACGCATATTCTTATGATGTTTTTAAAGAGGAATCTGACGCAAAAGAAGCTCTTAACAAACATCTAAATGGTGAACGTGAATACACTTATTTTGTGAGTGCTGAAAAAGTTAAAAGAACAATCAAAGGGAACCGCGTAGATGTGAAAAAAGTATTAGCATTTCATGTTATGTCAGCTAAATCAGATTTACCAGGTTCTCGTATCTGGGTGAAAATTAACTAATAAAAAGATAGTAATAAATATGGGAACATTTATTTTTAGACTATGCATTGATAATACACTTTGCTTAGTTACCGCTTTTGATAAAATAGAAGCAGAACACATGTTGGAGAAAAACAAAGGCATCATCTCAAAGGCCGAGTATTATTTTGTTGGGGTAACGAGCGGGGTGATTACTATTAGTAAAGATGGAAATTTAACTTATTAAATATCGGAAATGAGTAAAAAGAGATTTACAGATGACCGTAAACAGCTTTTAATACGGTATAAGATAGATGAAAAAGGATGTGTTTCTTTTATAGACCCCTGCTGCGATGAAATTCCAATTTGCCTTTTCGGTAAAATAATGGAAGCTATATCAAATGTAGAACAAGAATGGAACTGTAGAATTGCTAATAAGGTCGACTCTCTTCTGCCTAATATTACATTCGAGAAACCAACACTCAGATAAGAATAAATATGAAATTCTGTGATTTACCGATTGAAACCCAACAACGATTAAATTGCGAACGATTGAATTTACATAATCGTTCAATTAATAGTGCATACGAAGTGCTATTGTATAATCAACCTGGTACTCGTTATTTTCATGCAAGACGTCATCAAAATTCGTGGTCTGATGATAAAGGTAACTATATGCCGTTTGGAGGTGGTTCTGAATGGACGCTGCAATATGGATGTATAGGTTTCTCTCGTAAGAAACAAGTAATGGGTTACGATTATGAATTATGTCGTGGCAAGACCTATTCTAAGTCTGCAAATGGGACAATTATTCCAGCTTCCGTAAAAACAAAGAAGGAAGTTTTGAGTATAGCAAAAGCGATTGGAATATTGAAAACATTGGTTTAATTAAAGTTGATATACAATATGGGTAAAACAATAGTTAATGAAATCGAGAAATGTACACAATGTCCGCATTGTACAATTCTTCCAGACCCAGAACCGTATGATTGGTTTTGTGACGATGACGTAAAACTCTTCTGTGAAAAATTAAAAAGGACAGTAGCCGCTGCACTTCGACCCTACGAAAGTGACGAAGTTGATATTCCCAGTGATTGTCCTCTGGAATAAAATATAATAATAAGAAATATGAACGAAACATTGGAACAACAAATTAAACGTCTGGAATTCTGTCGTGATTGCATTGACCAGTCTTATAAAGCTGGGAGAGATGAATACAATCGCCTTGAACGGATGATTGAAGAATTGAAAGAAAAACAAAAATAAGAAAACACATAGAAGAAAGAAATGATTATGGAAGTAAATAATGGAATAATAATTAATGGAGTTTTGCATGAGTTTGTCATACCGAGCGAATCCCCTTGTTTAGAGTGTTCTTTAAAGAATGAGTGTGGTACTTATTTAGGTGATAGGTTGTATTCAGATCCATGCGATGTTTTTAATTCATGTAGTGGAATATTTGTAATACGTGCCAAAGTAAAGATAGAAACGGAGGATTAACTATGGGATTTACAACACCTGTGTTTATACTCAAAAACACACCGGAGCTTCGAGATAAGTTAGTTCGTTTAGGGTATAAAATAGGATATGAAAGGTATATAAACGATGATTTTTTAGCGACAGACAATGATGAGATGTTTGGAATTGATGTTCCATATCCTCCTGAACAATGTAATGGGTATATTCATTGCGGAACTAATGAGGCTTTGTTCCTTGCCATAGCCGCATTGAGAGACGATACTGACGATTCACAATGGTTTGTATATCCTCCTGAAAATATTTGGTTTATATGCGATGACGATGACATCAATTATGCACGAGAAAATATTAAAGATAGTGTACAGGCGGCATGGTTCCATTGTAGTCATAAGGCAACGGTGAAAGAGCTTATAGAACATTTTAAATCTGTTTAGAGAAATGAGTTATGATTTTTTAGGAGACATAGATCGAATAGGCATGGATGCCTACAAGCAAGGTGAAGAAGATGCCAAGAAAAGAGCTATAGAAATTCTGGCTTCTGTTTTAGAGAATTGGGTACATGGTGGTGATGCAGACTGTATCATTGCCGAATTTGAAGAAGAACTAATGAAAAAATGATAACGATATGGCACAGTTTACAACACAAGTTGCAACAAGCATAGAGCAGTCGCAACAATTAATAGAGCTAGGTGTAAAACCTGAAACAGCAGATTTGGTATATCGCTGTACAAAATCAAGCACTGATTCATTGGAATGGGAACTACAATTGTGTCCACCATCACTGGAAAACATAGACAACAATGACATTCCAGCATGGAGCTTGGTCCGGTTACTTGAACTGCTTCCTTATGAGATTCCTTGCGATCGACCAAATGTTCTTCACCATCCAGAATTGATTAAGTATGAGGATGGGTATAACTTCTCCGTATGTAGATATACCGTAGATTGTTTTGCTGGTACTCCTATCGAGAACAGCCCTTTTGACAGTTGTGTGTCTATGATTAAGTGGCTTATTGCAAAAGGGTATTTTAGCAAAGAATTTTTGCTATGAGAAGAATGCCTTTTACTCTTATGGATGATCCATGCTATCATCCATTCTGCAAGTTCCCGGAAGAATATTACTGGAGGATGCCTTTATGGAAAGACAGGGACAAGGTTAATTCACGTACATTTTTAGGATGGTGTATGCGAGTAATAGAAAAGGTGTACTTAGCAATGCAAACAGAGCCAACCATTCTACAAACTCCTCCTTCTTTGATAAACCGGTATGTACCTCCGACACCAGAGCATCTTTATTCAATGCAGATAATAATTCCTTCTCGACCTCTTGCCTATGACGTTCAAGAAGAATTGCGTAGTTGTATAGAGTTACGCCAGCTGTACTCACACCAATGGTCAACACGACTGTCAGACAAAGAAATACCACGCGGGTACATAGCGGTTCTTGAAAATTATCATGGAGGGAAACTAATATCCCGTATAGGCTTGCGCTGGCTACGAGTACACCCTGCCAAAATTCTGATCTTTTCTGAAAAGCTTTAAAAGACAGTTTACTGTTTTCTTTGTGGTTGTCTTCGTAATATTTATTAGGTGTTTTGTACATGATAAAAATATTTATTTCAAATAATAGTAGCCAACATGATATTCATTATCATAGTTGGCTACAAATTTAATAATAATGTGTATAATCGAATATAATCGTATTTAAATAAATGAACAAAGAAAGGAAAGGTAGATTCAACGATGTTATTAGTTCCCTGGAAGAAGCGAAGGGAGAACTGGAGGACATCTTAAATGAAGAACAAGACTCCTACGATTCTCTCCCAGATGGATTACAAATGTCTTCCAGAGGAGAAAAGATGCAGGACTACATCTGCTTGATGGAGGACTGTATAAGCAAGATAGATGAGGTCGTTGGGTTTGTGGAGGAGAAAATAATAAGGAAAAAATAAGTATTATTTGTGTATATCAAATGCATTGCTTATTTTTGTTGTAGTATTAAATTATAAGAACATGAATAGACAAGAATTTTGCCAAATAATTGCAGATATACGAAAGCAATCTACCATTAAAATGAAAGATGTTTGTTTTCAAATGGGGGTTATGCCTACTGCTATATATCGTTTAGAAAAAGGAAGTAGCAATTTTGAGATGGGGAATATGATGTCGTATATTAAAGCACTACAGCATATTCTTGTAATTGAGAACGGCCAACATTCATATCGTATAAATGATGCACAAGAATTAGGAAGTATATTAGCATTAATTCGTAAAGAAAAAGCAATTTCACAGAGAGCTTTGGCTGAAAAAACTGGTTTTGTGTATTCTACAATAGTTAAAATTGAATCTAAAAAATCAATTATTAGTATAGACACAATGCTTAAAATAGTAGATGTTTTGGGCTATACAGTTAAAATAGAAAAAAAATAATTGCTATGGTTGCGTTCATTTGTGTTATTATTTGGATTATTATAATGTTGGTACTAATGTTTCCATTTGGGTTATTAGAGAATCCCCAAAAACGGTTGTCAAAAGGAAATAGTGCGATAGTTATTATAGTAGGAGCAGGCAGTGCCATTTTATTGGACTATATGTATAACGAACATTATGAATTACTATATAAGTTTTTCTTAGCTATTGGGGTAATTGGTATCGTTATTTATGC